CACCAATATCACAACAATTGTAGAAATTTTTAGTTTGAGGACTTGGTGTTACCGTAGGAGTTTGTGTAGGTGTTGGAGTAGCCATTTAATTTTTTCTTTATAAATATATGATTAAATCAAAATAATTTAATTATTCTTGAATTGTTCTTTCAATTGATAATTCTTTATCTGTTTGTTTATTTAAAATATCGAATAGTTTTTCAATGTGTCCTGACCTTCTTAAGAACTTAAATACCAAATTTTCGTACGACAATTCTCCATCTTTTTCTAATCCTGATTTTCGATAATCTTTGAGTTTTAACTTTAAAGACTCCAAATCTTTTTCTTCCTCAATTGCGGTATCTATCTTCTCAATCCAAGATTTTATTTTATTTTCAAGGACTGACTTGTCGATATTACCTTTGAATTTTTTTGGATTGTTTATCCATTCATTATTCATTATTGAATAAACACCAGAACTAACATGAGGTTCACTTTCATCCTGAGCATATAGTTCAACATCGTATCCAAAAATTTTAATATTATGTTTGTCGTTAAAAACTTGTTTCTTCAGATTGAATAATTCTTTATATAATTCAGATTGTTCCTCAAATTGTTTGAAATCTATAATTAAGTGTAAATCAAAATCGGAGAACTCGGACCAATTGTAATTTGCTAAAGACCCCGTAAGATGAATATCATCAACAAAAATATCTTCCCCTAAAAACTCGGTAAATTTTTCCGCAATTTTCATAAGTGTCTTTCTAACTTTTGGTTTCATAACCGACTTACTCGCATTGTCAGGATTTTCCCATATTTTTGGGTTCAAGGTTTCTTTTAAAGAAAAACTATCAAGAATTTTTTTGAAATTACTCATCCTTAATAAATAGTAGGTATTTTAAAGTTTTTTATAAGGATATTTTTTTGCAATATCAGTCGTGAAAAATTTACCTTGTGATTCGGCTAATCTTAATCTTGTATATACCTGATGAGGAACTCCATCGTATTTGTATTTGAGTCCATTATTGAATTCAACCACTAAGTCTTTTGTTTCTGTATCGTATTCTGTTGATTTAATATTTGACGATTTAATTTCGTTTTTAATTTTCGTCCCAATAATTTCTTCTTTTACTATCGCCATTGTTATTAAGTTTTATTATAAATATAAAACCCCCACCATTTGGTGAGGGTTCCGGTTAAGATTTTAATTTTTTCAACTCTTCTCGTAGTTCAATCGACCTTTCAAAATTTTGATCTTCGATTGACTTTTTAAGTTCCAATTCAAGTTTTTTTATGGAGCCTTGGTTGGATTCAAATTTTTTAATTTCATCTCTAAGTTTAACTGCTTCTTCGAAATTTTCCTCCTCAATAACAAGTTTAAGTTTTGTTTTTAAAGAGTCAACCCCTGAAGTCTTATTTGGTTTAGATGGGTGTCCTCCTGTCCTAACAAAACTAGTAATTAAAAAACTTCCATCGGGTGATTTATAAGTTTCTTTTGACCAGTCACTCATTTCATCAGAGCCTGATTCAATATCTTTATTTAATTCAAATCCATTGAATATTGAATCAAATTGATCAAACATGGCGTCAAAATCGCCAAAAAAGCCATTTAAATTTTTTCTTCTTCCAAACATATTTTTTTTTCTTGGTTTTAAAGTTTATTGTTTATCTTTGTATAAACAAGTTTTATTCCTTTGATAATTATATGACAATTTTTCGTGATATCAAGTTTGATATGACATTGTGTCATGACATAATGTCGCAAAATAAAAAAATATGACATTTTAACAAAATATTTGGATAAGTATAAAATTTGTTTGTATATTTGCATTATAAAATTATAAAATTATGAACGATTTAATGGACGAAGACGACAAAATGATGAGTAAAAAAACTAAATCATCCGATTCTAATACTCCGGTGTTAGATAATTTCAGTAGAGATTTAAATAAACTTGCTGAAGCCGGTAAACTTGACCCTGTAGTTGGTCGTGACCGAGAAATCTTGAGGATAGCGCAGATTCTATCTCGTAGAAAGAAAAATAACCCAATTATACTCGGTGAACCGGGTTGTGGTAAAACCGCACTAGTTGAAGGTTTGGCAATTAAAATTGTAAATGGTGAATGTCCTAGAAATTTAATTGATAAACGTATTGTCAATCTTGACCTCACTTCTGTTGTTGCTGGTACAAAGTATCGTGGACAATTTGAAGAAAGAATGAAAGTAATCCTTGAGGAACTTCAATCCAATCCAAACATCATTGTGTTTATCGATGAGATTCACACATTGGTTGGTTCAGGAAATTCTTCAGGTTCTATGGATGGTTCTAATATCTTTAAACCCGCTCTTGCTCGTGGAGAGGTTCAATGTATCGGAGCGACCACTTTGGATGAATTCCGTAAGAATATTGAAAAGGACGGAGCATTGGAGCGTAGATTCCAAAAAGTAGTTGTTGATCCGTCATCGGTTGCCGAAACAATTCAAATTTTAAAAAATGTTCGTGACAAATACGAAGAATATCACAAAGTAAATTATAGTGATGAGGTAATTGAAACTTGTGTTAAGTTGGCGGACAGATATATTACGGACAGAGAATTTCCGGATAAAGCATTTGATATTTTGGATGAAGTTGGAGCAAGAATGCAAACCGATTTAAAAGTTCCGGAAATAATTGAGGAGCTTAAGAAGAAAGCTGCGGAAATAAAAGAACAAAAAATTGATGTTGTTAAAAGACAAAATTACGAACAAGCCGCAGAACTTCGTGATAAAGAGAAAAAATTGTTAATCAAACTTGATAATGAGAAATTGAGGTTTGAACAACAAATGGCTAAAGAAAAACAAATCATATTGTTAGAACATGTTTATGATGTTGTTTCAAATATGACTAAAATCCCGGTTAATAAGATGAGTGTTGATGATACTAAAGCATTAATAGATTTGGATAAAAACTTGATAGGTAAAGTTATTGGTCAAGATGATGCAGTTATCAAAATTGCGAAATCAATCAAAAGAAATCGTTTAGGTATTAAAGACCCGAATAAACCAATTGGTTCATTTGTGTTCTTGGGTTCTACCGGTGTTGGCAAAACTTATTTGGCAAAACAAATGGCCAAAGAAATGTTTGGTTCGGAAGACGCTCTTATTCGTGTGGATATGAGTGAATATCAGGAGAAACATACGGTATCCAAATTGGTTGGAGCTCCTCCGGGATATGTAGGATATGAAGAAGGTGGAATGTTAACTGAAAAAGTTAAAAACAAACCATATTCTGTAATCTTATTTGATGAGGTTGAAAAAGCACATAAAGATGTATTCACCATTTTACTTCAAATCTTGGACGATGGTCATGTTACCGATAGTTTGGGTCGTAAAATCAACTTCAAGAATACTTTGATTATTTTAACATCAAACTTAGGAGTTAAAAAATTACAAGATTTTGGAAATGGTATTGGGTTCTCATCTAATTCTTATAGTAACGAAGAAGCTAAAAAACAAATGTTGATGAAAGAGATGAAGAATTTCTTCTCTCCTGAGTTCTTAAATCGTTTGGATGATACGATTGTATTCAACTCACTATCTCAAGAAGATATAAAGAAGATTACAGACATTGAATTGAAGAGATTGGTAACTCGTCTTACGGATATGAAATACTCAATCAGTTATGATGAAACTTTGGTTGATTACTTGGCAAAAATCGGATTCGATGAATTGTATGGGGCTCGTCCATTGAAAAGAGCAATTCAAGACAAGGTTGAAGACTTGTTATCTGAAGAAGTTCTCACAGGTAAATTGATTGAGGGTAAAACCTATGTCATCAAAGTCGTTGATGAAAATGTTGTTGTCCAAAAGAAAGGACGATAGTCAAAATAAAAAGGAGGTAATTTTCATTACCTCCTTTTTTTATATGAAATAATGTTTGATTAAAAAAAAATACATTATCTTTGTATTTTAATTTAATAGAATATGAAAAAATATGTTTTAATTTTGAGTTTGTTGTTATCAGCGATATTAATAATGTTTTCTTTTAAAATTGGTGAATCACCCTTTAAAAAAGAAAAATTAAAAATTAATGTCACCACAATGGGTACCGTTAAAAAAAGTGATGTTGATTTAGTGTTAAATGAGATAACTAAATTTTATGGTGCGAATGTTATATTACTCCCTAAAATAGATTTAATTAAAGATTCTAAAGTTAGTGGAATAAATAAATACCACGCAATTAAGATATTAAATACGATTGAGGAAAAATATCCAAACACCCAACATAAAGTTCTTTTATTAACTAACTATAACATTTGTATGGATAGAACTTTAAATGGTGTGACACATAAAAATTGGGGGATTTTTGGAATGGCAAAATTAGGAAAAAAACCGTGTATTGTTTCAACTCATAATATGGGTAAAAATTATAAAGATAGATTAATTAAAGTATCAATTCATGAAACCGGACACTCCCTTGGTATTCCTCATTGTAAAAATACCAAATGTGTGATGACAGACGCCAAAGGTAAAGGTTCGACTGTAGATAATGCCACTATATGGATGTGTGAAAATTGTACTAAAAAAATAAAATATTAAAAATTTATGCAACATTAGTATTAATACCTTGACCTAAATCCGTTCCTATACTTTCTATTGGTTTACAACTTTTACCATCACCCTTCAAATCCAAAAAGAATTCATCTTGTTTATTTGGTTCTACTTGAACTAAATAATTTTCTTGTCTTTCGGACATTATAAATACAAAAGCTTTACTCTTAGCGATTTCAATAACTTTAGGGTTATTTGCGAATTTAGGACTTACGTTAAAACATCCTGAACTTAAATCATATTTAGATGTTAAATTTTCAACTGCATTTATATATTCTTTAGGTATTTTACCATATTGTTTTTCTTTTTGTAAAAATTTACGTAATTCTTCATCAGCAGTAACCCTATTAGGGGTATTTACTAGAGCATGAATGGCGGTTGGAACTTGTGTACCATCAGGAGTCTCCAAATGAAACAAATTGTCAACACCTTTTTCACCAAAATAACCCGGTTCATATCTGGTTTTACTAACTTTAAAGATACCCTCTTTTTGACTTCTAAGTTGTACATCTTTTAAAATGGGATACTCAGGTGTTACACCTTTCGTTTTCATCGAATCAACGGCAGATGATACATCCTCACCAACACATTTCTTACCAAATTTATCATATTTTAATTTTGACAATTTACACCATTGTTCATATGTGAATATTTCTTCAGGTTGTTTGTCAGCACCAGCAACACTAGCGCTATAATCAATCAATTTATGTTCTTCATTAAATGCTAAAACTAAATTATGTCTTGGGTCAACAATAAAAAAAGGTTTTCCATTATATTCAGGTCTTTTATTAATGTAAACTAATTCTTTATTTATTCTGTCAGAACCTTCAATTTCTGTTGGTACAGGAAAATAACCCGACTCTATTTTACTTTTTAATTCTAAATCAGGGTTTTTTAATTTATAATATTCTCCTAATTTCATAGTTTTACCATTTTTAAGTGGTAAATCATAATTCCAAGTATTGATAATGTTTTCGTTATTGTGAGGTCCTTTTTTCGATAATTGGAATTTCTTGGCAACACTCGGTAAATTTTGATTAACCCACAATCTAAAATGATTACCCCAATCTATACTTTTAAATGGTGATACTTTTTGTAATCCTGTATTTTTAATATTAGTATCGGATTTTGGCGTTACTTTAGTATTCTGACCTTGAGTTGATTTTTGTGGTATTTTTAATTTTCGACCAACACGAATAAGATTAACATTGGTAATATTATTTAATTTGGAGATATCTTTAACGGTTGAGCCGTATCTGGTTGCGATTTTAGATAATGAATCCCCTTGTTTTACAGTATATTCTGTTGATTCTGTTGATTCTTCCTTTAAATACAAATTTTTTGTTGCGGTTTCATGAAGATTTAATATCCTATTTTTTTCGTCTTCGCTTATTAAAAATAATTTTGACATGTTCTTATTTTTTAATATAAATATCTATTAAAAAAAAAACTAATATTTATTTATAATTATGAAAGAATTAATTAGAAAAATTTTAAGAGAAACCATCAAAGATAACAAAGTTATTTGTGATGGATGTGGATGGTCTTGGGATTTATCCGATGGTGGTGATGACCCATATATTTGTCATAAATGTGGTCACGATAATGAGCAAAAAAAATCGGATGATTTCTCATCCGACTTATAATTAAAACACCGACCTAGTTCTCCAATCGTAGATAACTGACTTCTTATAGTGTAATTTGTTACCCAAATTTTCAATCATTTTTCTACCCATATCAATGCCGTTGAATACATCTTCAACTACAACATATTCATTTTTGGTATGGTAGTTGTAATACCCGATTGAAATATTAATACAAGAAAAGTCAAACTTACCTCTTAACGCATAAACATCAGTATAAGGATGAACCATATACTCCATATCATTTTGATTCATACCTTCAGTCAAAACTTTATCACAAGTTTCAAAAAATTCGGTTTCTCTATCAAATAAAACTTGTCCGAAACATTTTTCAGTAATCATCCAGTTTTCCGGGGCGTCGAATTGGATTCCATAACCAACATTTGAAAAGAAATCTTCACTTGCTTTTAATGAACCATGACAACCTGTTTCTTCAGATACAAAAAATGCTGCTTTCAAATAAGGTAATTCTTGTAACAAGGTTAAACATGCAAACACACCACATTTATCGTCACCTCCAATACCTGTTGGTTTTCCTTGGTCGTTATATGCTTTATATGACAACTTTATTTCGCGTTGAGCGTTTGGTAACATTTCCTCTGAAATATTAATGGTATCGATATTATGAACGGTATCTGTATGGGAAATCACACATGGAAAATAAAAATCTTCAGGTAACTCTGAGGATACTTGTTTTGTTGCATAGACATTATTGTGTTCATCAACAAAATGCGAGATATTGTTTTCGGTTAACCAATTAACCAAAAATTCAACCATTTTTTCTTCTTGATATGTTTTTGTTGGAACACTCAAAACCTCTTTAAGTAAAACTGTATTTTTATTCATAATGCTAATATAGTTAAACTAAATTAAACATTCAAGAAAAAAACATATTTTTGAAAAAAACTTTGGATTTATGCGAGTTAAGTGTCAAATCTGTCAAATAATTCTGGTTGGTATAATAAATTATAAAAATTTTCTTCAGTTAAATTGAGTTTTTTAACACCTTTGATTGGATGATTTATCAAAACAATAACTCTTATCTCTTCTCGGTCAAAACCGTCAATTTTAAACTTAATTTTTGGGTCTTTAGGCAACTTATACCAAGTGTCGAATTCAAACTTTTTTAAAATACGATTTTTAAAATTTAAATATTCACCTATAGTTAAACCTCCCTGTTCTATTTCTTCTTCCAACGATTCAATAATTTTGTCTAATTTTCCTCCAACATAGTTATTGAAACCATTATCATCAAAATATTTGTCATCTTGAAACTCATACATCATATCAGCCCACCCACCGACATTGCTGTTACTTTGATTATCTTCAAAGATTTTACTTACCAAAGTCATGGCGTCAGCATCTTTAATTCCTAATCGTAATGCCCACACTCTCAAGTTAGTGATTGTTGTTGAAATTCGGTCGTATTTTTGATAAAAATCAAATCCCAATTTTTCTAAGGGCTCGTGTAATTCTTCATTAATAGTTTTTTGAGCAACTTGTGTCATTTCACTATTTTTATCATAAGTGAATTGTGAAATAATGTCATCAACTTCATCCTCAAATAAATCATATAGTAATTTTGAAAATTGAACCCTAAAATCTTCATTATTTAAATTAAATTCTTTCTCAGGTAAAATCAAATCTGATATTAACTTTAATTTTTCATTATTTTCTTCGTTAAAATATTGTAAAACAGTATAACCCTCTAAAAAATCATCCTTAGTTTGACTATAATCCATAAACTCATAGTCACTATATGATGAATTAACCATACTTTCAAACCACATATCATCCTCAGATAAATCTAAAAGTTTAAGAAAATCAGAATCATTTTCATAATCTATAACTATTAAACTAGAACCTAAGGGGTTTTTAGGTATCAAAGTTATTGATTCATCCATATCTTGTAATTCATAACGGTCTATCTCACCTCTACTATATTTTTTCAAACCATCAATAAAATTAACAGGGGCATCTACCTCATCTTCCTGATTTTCAAAAATTTTTCTCCTATGATTAAGTAATCCCACAATGTTTTTTATTATAAATATTCTTTTGATTTGGAAATTAAATATTTATTCTTATCTTTGCATTACAAATCACGAGAAATGATTTATCGTTCTTTGAAAAATATGGGGGTAAAATGGAATTGACTGGCATTGTTGGGTGTAGGTGGCACGTCGAAGCTGAATTAACTTCGTTATCAACTGGTTCAAAACAACAGACGGCAACGTTCTAAACAAAATGGCTCTAGTAGGTCTTGTTAAACAAGATGAGCTTGTAGCAGTAGCCTAGTCTCTACTACATTCGGGTCGGAAGGACATTAACCCAGGAACAGGAGTCCTTAATGGGTGGAAAAACGATTAAACCTTAAATTGGGTCGTCCATTGGTTGTTAGGTTTACGATGGTGAAGAACAAACCAACTATTTCGGAATCTTAGAAAAGATTGTCCTAAACGTGTAGTCACTTACGGTCAAAATGGATAGGACGCCGGTTCGAGTCCGGCTATCTCCACTGGGTCGGTTTTTGTTCCTTTTCTTGATATTTATTAAGAAAAGGAACTTATGCCGAGAAAAAAGAAAAAATACCATTTTATTTACAAAACAACAAATAATATAAATAAAAAATATTATATTGGAATGCATTCAACACATAATATTGATGACGGGTATATGGGTTCAGGTCTTAAGTTAAGAAGAAGTTTGAAAAAATACGGCAATGAAAATCATATAATAGAAATCCTTGAATTTTTACCAAACAGAGAAAAATTAAAAGAAAGAGAGAAACAAATAGTGAATGAAAACATATTAAAAGACAATATGTGTATGAATTTACAAATAGGTGGGGGAGGAGGGTTTTTAAATGGAACTCATCAATTTAAATGTTCGCAATCCGCGGGATTAAAACATTCTTATAGAATGAAAAATGATGAGGAGTATCGTAAAAAATACTCTCAAAAGTTATCTGAATCGGGTAAAAGAAGACACCAACAAGGAGAATTAAACACCTTTAAATGTGATTGGACAGGAAAAAAACACTCACCGGAAACCAAGAAACTAATATCTGATAGTAAAAAAGGGACAGGAGCCGGAAATTTAAATTCTCAATTTGGAACACAATGGATTACAAATGGTGATGAAAACAAAAAAATTAAAAAAGGAGATATAATACCTAATGGATGGAAATTAGGTAAAAAAAGTAAAATACAAGGTGAATTAATTAAAAATAGTAAACTTAAAGAAAAAGATGTTGAATTAATAAAAGAATTATTAAACGATGGAAATTTTTCCCAAAGAATAATTTCTGAACAATTTAATGTTCGACGTGAAACTATAAGTAAAATAAAACGAGGATTAATTTGGAGAAGATAATTTTTGTTTTATTCATATCATAATATTTATAAGATATGAAATTATTACAAATCCTATTACAAGAGGGTCGAAAAGAAGATTTACGAAAAAAATACACTGAAAAATTTAAGGAGTATCCTGACACTTTGGATTTTATTTTGGGTATTTCGGATTTAGCCGACACCAATTTCAAATATACGGATTTCGTATTAAAATATACACATCCAAACGCATCACCTGAAGAAGTTGAAGACATTGTAGACCTTGTTAAAGATTTTGATAGATTCAAACAATCATTAGAGGTTAAAGATATTAACAAATATGATTTAGATGGGTTAAAACTTGAAATTGAACTTCACAAAGAGACTTCAAAATCTCAACAAAAGAAGTCGTTTGATGCATCTGGTGCAAAAAAAATATTTGAAGATAATAACCTTTTAATTGTTAGACCTTTAACTTATGAGGCTTCTTGTAAATATGGTTCAGGTACCAGATGGTGTACCACCACGGCAGGTAACCCATCGTATTTTGAAAGCCATTCCGGAGGTAATCAAGCATTATATTACATCATTCTTAAAAACTTTAACAGGGATAACAAATTTTACAAAATTGCAGTTCATATAACACCAAGTTCAGAAATTTGGTGGGATGCAACAGATGAAAAAATGAGTGAAAGAGAAAAAGAGGTTTTTAATTTGGGAGCCCCAAAAGTAATTCAAACTATCAGGGACGATTATTCTAAGTCTAAAAATTTTAATTATCAAATATTCTTTAAAAATTTATTTAATTCTCGTAGAGATGAAAAGGTAGATGTTTCCAAATCATTTAAGTCAAATCACAAAATAGAAGTTATATTTAAAGAACCAACACTCATACCTGACATGCCAAATAATGCAATAATGATGATGAGAATTCTTTTGGATGGTGAAACTATAGACCAATACGAGGTTATGATTACATATCAAATTTCCGATAAAATTTATTTTGATATTGGATATGCTTATGATGATTTTGATATATTTGACGTTATTGAAACTAAATTTAATTTTAATCTTGAAGATGAAGTTACTCAATTTCAATTACCCCTTAATGATATTACCACTTCTGATAATGGAAAAATTGAAATTATTTTCAACAATATGTGTAGTAAAATTACAAACCAAGTAGTTAATTCTATGAAAAAAAATGACGAATTTATGTCATCGATTCATGGTGGTAGTTCAGTTTGGAATCCAAACAGAATGAGTTATGGTTATACATTCAAACAAAACAAAGGTTTAATTAAAAAATTGGTTGATTATTTAGATTCAGATAAGACAGGAACCAAATTAGACTTTTTGGTTGATATAGGTTCACTACAGAAAAAAGATATTAACGGAAAACCATATTATTCTCACACAAATCAAAATAATTGGCAAATACCGCAAGCATTTAGAGGACAATTAAGTGGGTTATTTAACTCAGCAAGATTATCAGGAATATTAGATTACGATAAAAAAGGTAATCAGTTTTATTTGAAAAAAGGACCTAATTTTGATAAATTCAAATTAGGACAACTAAGAGCACTTTAAGTCCTTTTATATATTCCACAAAATGTCAATACCTTTTCAAAAATTATTTGGATATTAGTTATCTTTTTACTATATTTGTAGAATGAAATCGTTGAACAATATTACAATTAAGTATTTGTTAAAAATTAAAACACTATTACTATTAGGGTTAATGTATAGTTGTGGGTCAGGTAAAGAAATTTATATACAAACAACAGAACAAACATTTGATAGTGATGTAAAATACATGACTAAAAGAGGTTGGAGATATGTTGTATCAACTCAACAAGACACATTTATAATTGTAACATTAAAAAGAAAATAATATGAAAAAATTAGAATTACCTAAGTCATCAACTATTGGTGGAGTATGTGCAGGAATTGGAAATTACATTGGTATTGATGGAACTATCATTAAACTTATATTTTTTGGGTTAATCTTCACTCCAATCCCAATTACAACAATATATTTAATATTGTGGTTTTTTATTCCTAAAGAAGAATTTTAGAAATTCCGAGTATTTATTAGTATGAATACTCAAAATAAAACAATTAAAGAAATCTTATCATTATATGATGTCATTCTTGAGAACAAGAATGTTACTGAAAGAGCTCAAAACCTTAGAAACACATTAAAATCTTTGGGTTACACTGAAAAGGAGTCTGAGATTAGTAGTGGGGGTGAAATAACCGATGAAATTTCTAATATTGTATCTGAAATTTTAAAAGAATACA